TCAACCCGCTGAAGTACGGAAGCGCGGAGATTGATCCTGACCCTGTGGTTGCGCTGCTGAAGCTGCGAAACGAGGTGTATGCGGTCGGCCGCTACACCATCGAGATTTTCGACAACATCGGCGGCGACTTCTTCCCGTTCCAGCGCACTACTGGCGGTCAGGTGCCGAAGGGCGCGGTCGGCACTCATGCCTGCTGCGTGCTGGCAAACTCGGTGGCGTTCCTGGGCAGCGGGCAGAACGAGGCGGTCAGCATCTACCTCGGGGCCAATGCCACGCCGACGAAGATCGCCACGCGAGAGATCGACCTCATCCTGTCGCAATACACCGAGGCCGAGCTTGCTGGCGTGCTGATGGAGGCGCGGGTTGATCGCAACCAGCAGCAACTCTATGTGCATCTGCCTGACCGCACCATCGTCTACGATGTCAACGCCTCGCTGCAACTCCAGCAGCCGGTGTGGTTCGTCCTGACATCGACGCTGGATGGCTTTGAGCAGTACCGGGCGAAGAATCTCGTCTGGGCCTACAACCGCTGGTTGGTGGGTGACACGCAAGGCTCGAGCGTTGGCACGCTGGTGGACACCGTGGGCACGCACTATGGCGATCATGTGCGCTGGGAGTGCGGCACGCTGATGCTCTACAACGAGGGGCGCGGCGTCATCGTGCATCAGCTTGAGCTTGTCGCGCTGACCGGCCGCGTGGCGATTGGCATTGACCCGCAGATCACCACCAGCTACTCGCTCGACGGCGAGGTCTGGTCGATGGACAAGCCGATCTCCTGCGGCACGATTGGCAACAGGATGAAGCGCCTAGTGTGGTTGCAGCAGGGCACCATGCGCAACTTCAGGATGCAGCGGTTCAGGGGTGACACGCAGGCTCATCTGTCGCTGGCGCGGCTGGAGGCGCGGCTGGAGCCGCTGTCCGTCTGATGGCCACGAATCTCAGGCTCACGCGGGATCAACTGGCGAGCTTCCTGCCTGACCACGAAGCCATCCGCAAGTTCGAGAAGCTGCTCTCCATCGTGGACGCGCTTTCGTCGCAGGAGACGGATGTGGTCATCTCGGCCGAGAACGCGATGGCTGCGGCCTCGGCCAATGCCGGCGCAATCGCCCAGGTGGCGCAGGATGCGGCGATCAATGCAAGCGAGGCCGACCGCAAGGCTACCGAGGCGCTTGATAGCCTCTACAAGTCGCTATGGCTGCTCGACATGGTGGCGCTGGCACCTCCGGTGCCGGAGCGCACTCCGACGCGCTATGGGGCGTTTTACGACACCACCACGCAGACGCCGGCCGCGATCAATACCGCGTATGCGATCACGCTGAACACCACTGATGTGAGCCTTGGCGTCTACCGTGGCGCGACGACCTCTCAGGTGTTCGTGACCGAGGCGGGCGTCTACAACATCGCCTTCTCGGCGCAACTGGACAACACCTCTGGCGGCTCGCACCTCATCTATATCTGGCTGCGGGTCAACGGTGCGGATGTTGCGAACAGTGCGAGTCAGGTGCGGCTGAAGGGCACGGACGGCGAACTGGTGGCCGCGTGGAGCTTCATGCAGACGCTGAAGGCAGGCGACTACATCGAGATCATGTATTCCGCGTCAGACACATCCGTGCAGATTCTGGCGCAGGCTGCGGCGGCTCCGGTCCCCGGCATCCCGTCGATGATCCTGACCGTCGCGCAGATCAAGTGAGGCAACAATGACAGTCACCGTCAAGAACATCATCCCGCGCAAGCAGGCCGAGAATGTGCAGACGACGCAATACACCGCGAGCAACTGCAAGACGATCATCGACAAGTTCACCGTGACGAACACGAGCGCGGCGAATGTGACTTTCTCGGTCAACCTCGTGATCGCTGCCGGCTCTGCGAGTTCGTCGAACCTCGTGCTTCAGACGCGCACCATCGTGCCGGCCGAGACCTACCTGTGCCCCGAGGTTGTCGGGCAGACGCTGGAGTCTGGCGGCTTCATCTCGACGCTGGCCGGCGCGGCGACCTCACTCACCATCAGCGCCAGCGGCAGGGAGATCACATGAAGTCGATCAGCGACGCATTCACGTTCGGCATGGGCATCCCTGAGCCGGATGAGCCTATCGTCTCGACGGCCGAGAACCGCAAGAACACGCAGATGGTCATCCGCGACTGGATGCTCGGGCCTGAAAAGCCGAGCAACGAGCGCGGGGCGAACAAGCCGTATTGGATGGCGCTGGCTGCGGCGATGCAGGTTGACGAGGCCGAGGCTCGGCGGCGCAGATGCTCGAACTGCGAGTATTACGAGAACACGCCGCAGATGCAGGCGAAGATGGAGCGCATTCCATGGAACGAGTGGGATGTCGGCGCGGGCTTTCGCGGCTACTGCCACAAGTTCGAGTTCTGCTGCCACGATCTGCGGTCCTGTCAGGCGTGGGAGGAGCGCGAGTATGAATCCGAGGATTGATTCCTGCGCCATGCGTGGCACAATGGCGGTGCTGAGAGTGCAGAGCGGCCAGCGGCTCGACCCCGAGGGGCGATGACATGGCCATTGATCTCAACATCCTGCGCAATCTCAGCCAAGCTGACGCGATCAACTACCTGCAATCGCAGGTTGACCCGAGCCTGCGTCCGCGCACCTACAGCAGCGGCGAAGGCGAGGGAGGCGGATACTCGTACACCGAACCCTACGCACGGCTGACGCCAGACTTCGATCCGTCCTACGCTGGCGGCGTTTATGGCGCTTACGGCGTTGGTCCTGATGGCAGGGTGCAGTTCATCAAGGGCGAGCGCAGCGGCGGATTCCTCTCCGACAACATCGATGTCCTCGGACCGCTGCTTGTTGGCGGCGCTGCGGCGCTTGGCGGCGGTCTGCTGAGTGCGGCATCTGGTGCTGGTGCGGCCCCAAGCTGGACGAGCGGTTTCGATCTTGCGATGGGTGCGCCAGGCGCTGGTGCCGGTGCGATTACTGGCGGGTCTGGATTGGCTGGTGCGGCTGGCGGCGGCGGTCCTGGTCTGCTGTCCAGCATGAGCCTTGCGCCGCAGGGTAACATCCCGTCGCTGACTGGCGCGGCTGCGCTCGGCGAGGCCGGCGCTGCGCTGCCGCTGGCGTCTGCCACCTCGGCCGGTGCTGCTGGCGCCGCTGCGGCCGGTGCTGCTCCGCTGCTCGGCGGCATGAACCCTTGGATCGCTGGCGGTCTGCAACTGGCGTCGAGCCTGCTGCAATCGTCCACGGCTGGCCGCGCATCGGCTGCACAAGCTGGCGCGGCGCAGGCCGGCATCGACGAGCAGCGCAGGCAGTACGAGGAGACGCAGCGGCTGCTGGCACCGTATGTCAGCGCGGGTGTGCCTGCCGTGCGTCAGATGCAGGCGCTCAGCGGCGCACTCGGCCCCGAGGCGGAACGCGCTGCCATCGCGCAGATCGAGGCATCCCCGACCCTGCAAGCGGCGGTTGACCGTGGCGAGACTGCGCTGCTTCAGCGGGCGTCTGCTACCGGCGGGCTGCGTGGCGGCAACATCCAGGCCGCGCTCGCGCAGTTCCGGCCGCAGATGCTGTCGCAGGAGATCCAGAGCAGGCTCGGCCAGTTCGGCGGGCTGGCCACGCTGGGCAGCAACGCAGCGGCGCGGCAGGGCACCTTCGGCGCGACGACTGCGGGCAACATCGGCAACCTGCTCGGCACGCAGGGCCAAGCGCAGGCCGGCGGGATCATCGGTGAGACGGCCCCGTATGCGAGCCTGCTCAACATCCCGCTGCAACTCGCCAGTCTGTCGGCATCGACTGGCAGGCCGGTCTTTTGAGGCGCGATCATGGCTGACCCGTTCAACTACCAGATGCAGGTCAAGTCGCCATTTGAGGCGGCGGTGCAGGGCTACGCGCTGGGCGAGCAGATCAACGCGGCGACGGCGCAGCGCGAGGCTAACCTTGCGCAGCAGCAGGTTCGCCAGCTGCAGGCGATGGAGGTCGCACAGAAGATCCGCGAGGCTCAGGCGCTGCGCGAGGAGGAGGCTGCGTTCCAGCAGGAAGCGTTTGCGCTCGCCAACAACCCGGCAGCAACTGCGACTGACTGGCGCAACTTCGGGCTGCGCTACCCGCGCCAGCAGAAGCAGGCGCAGAGCGTGTTTGAGTCGCTCCAGAAAGAGCAGCAAGAGATTGAGCTTCGCACGAGCGGGCAGGTTGCGTTCGCGCTGAAGGCTGGCAAGCCTGAGCAGGCCGCGCAGATTCTGGAGGATCGTGCGCTCGCTTCCGAGAACTCGGGCAGGGCCGAAGAAGCAAAGATGTTCCGCATGAAGGCGCAGGCGGTGCAGCAAGCGCCTGAGCAGTTCCTGACGGCCGAGCTTGCGCGTCTGTCGTTCGTGCCGGGCGCAAAGGATATCGTCGAGAACATCACCAAGACTGCGGCCGAGGTTCGCGCTCAGGCGCTTGCGCCGGAGGAACTGGCGCTCACAATCGCGCGGCGCAAGGAGGCAGAGGCTGGGAGGCTCGCTCCGTCGGTTCGGGAGGCCATCGACTATGCAAACCTGCCTCCCGAGAAGCAGCAAGTGTTCCAGGCGCTACAGATCGCCAAGAAGCCGCCCGCTGCGGTCACGAATGTGAATGTGACCACGCAGAACATCGACAAGACTGCTGCGGCCGAACTCGGCAAGGATGTCAGCACCTTTTTCAATCAGGCCAACGCTGCGGCAACTGCACTTGCCGATCTGCCACGGTATCGCGCATCGCTCGATGCCGCGATCACCGGGCCGTTCGCTAACCAGCGGCTAGGCGTGGCGCGGGTAGCGTCGGCTATCGGATTGCCGGGAGAGAAGGGCGTCGAGGCATCGCGTGTGCTGATCCAAGGCATGGCAGAGATGGCGCTCAATTCGCGGTCGATGCTGACTGGTCAGGGTGCGATCACCGAGAACGAGCAGAAGCTGCTGGCGCAGGCTCGCTCTGGTGACATCAGCTTCACCAAGGGCGAACTCAACACGATCTTCAATGTGGCCGAGCGGGCTGGCCGCGCTCAGTACGACCAGTCATCGCGTCTGCTGCGCGATCTGGCAGAGAAAGAAAAAGTTCCGACTGCGCAATACTACCTGCGCAACATCAAGCCGCTGCCCGAAGCCGGCCCGGTTGCCACGCCGTCCGCTGCGCCCGCTGCTGGCGCTGCTCGCCCTGCGCCTGCCGTGTCGCAGAGTGAGATCGACGCGCTCATCAGAAAGTACCCGGCAGGAGGTCGCTGATGGCAACCCTGGCCGAACTGGAAGCCGCGCTGATCGCAGCCGACAAGGCTGGCGATACCGAGGCCGCTCGCAAGCTTGCCAGCGTGGTTGCATGGGCGCGGCAGGACAAGGCGCTGCGAGTCCCCGGTGCTCAGGTCATCATTCCCGAACCCGAACAGAAGCCGAGCGTTGGCGAGATCGCCAAGGGCACGGCGCAGGCTGCTGCTACGCTGGCCACTGGTGCCACCACTGGCACGCTCGGCATGATCGGCGGCACGCTCAAGGGCTTGGCCGAGCAGATCCTGTCTGGCAAGTTCGGCACGCAGGAGGCCATGCAAGCGGTCGCTGCGTCTGCCGGCCGTGGGCAGCAGGCGCTGACCTATCAGCCGACCTCGCCAGTTGCCGCGCAGATCCTTGAGCCTGTCGGGCAGGCGCTTGCCCCGCTGACTGCCGTGGCTCCGATGCTGGGCCTGCCTGTGCAGGCTGCATCTGCGGCGCGGCAGGCGGCTCCTGCGGCTGCGATGACGAGTCAG